GAACCAGATGTTCCACTCGTACCTGATGAACCAGATGTTCCTGATGTACCAGAACTTCCGCTAGTTCCTGAAGAACCAGATGTTCCACTCGTACCTGAAGAACCAGATGTTCCTGATGAACCTGAAGTTCCACTAGTTCCTGATGAACCAGATGTTCCTGATGAACCTGAAGTTCCACTAGTTCCTGATGAACCAGATGTTCCTGATGTACCAGAACTTCCGCTAGTTCCTGATGAACCTGAAGTTCCACTAGTTCCTGAAGAACCAGATGTTCCACTCGTACCTGAAGAACCAGATGTTCCTGAAGAACCAGATGTTCCACTCGTACCTGATGAACCTGAAGTTCCACTAGTTCCTGATGAACCAGATGTTCCACTAGAACCATCTTTACCATTGGCAACCCAAGAAATTGAGTATAAATTATCGTTAGTTAGTGTACCATTTGAATTAATTACACCATTGATAAAAAATGTATATCCTACTGCAACAACAACTGAATAAGAATTTATTTTGTAAGTAGCACTAATACTATTATCTAATATTTCGGTTATTTTTAAGTATACCGTTTTTCCAGCGTCAATAGCAAAAGTTATATCAGGCAACCAATTAGAATAATCATTCCCATTAGCCGCAGTACCGTTAATAGTAACATCTGTTACAGATGAAAGCGTGTCGTTATCGGCAGTAAAATAATTACTTGCTGGAGATGTACCCCCACCTGATTGATATAACCATCTTCCAGAATTTGCCCCATCTATTCCTGATAAACCAGAGCTTCCACTGCTTCCTGACGAACCTGATGAACCTGAAGAACCAGATGTACCTGAAGAACCAGATGTACCTGAACTTCCATTTGTACCTGACGAACCAGATGTTCCTGAGCTTCCACTTGTTCCTGAAGAGCCAGATGTTCCACTTGAACCAGATTTCCCTGAAGAACCAGAACTTCCGCTTGTACCTGATGAACCATCCCCTCCTGAAGTTCTATAGAATATATTACCTGAATTATCTGAAACTAAAAATCTTGTTTGATTATCATCTTGCGTTAATCCTGTTATATCTAAGGTTCCCGTTACGACACCTAAACTTGTTATTTGATTTACATTATATAAATCATTACCACCCAATCCCAAATCATTCTGCATTTCTCTACCACCATCTACAAGTAGATATTGTGTATGGTCATCAGCAGATAAACCAAGGAGATTACCGTGAACAGAAGTCGCATTAACTCCACTAGCCTTAAATCCGATTACTGGTCGTATATCTTCTATTTGAATTATTCCACTTGCGCCTTGTTGAACATATATTGATGCGATTGAAGTAACACTATCATCAAAGAAGTATGGTGGTATTGGTAATGGTGCGTCCTCAGTTTCAACCAAGGTAGCAAATTGTTGTTGACCTAAAACAAGAAAATATTCCTCGTAGATTCCTTGACCAACGACATACAAGGTATGTTTTGTATAATAATCAGCCGTAAGACCCGTTAAACTATTTTCATCAAAATTATATTGGTAATTGTTGACGAATGTTGTTGCTGATGTAACCCATGTTGTTGCACTATTCCAATACTGTGTGAAATTAATTGGTGTACCACCAGTTGGTGTATACTTGTTCTCCGAAAAGAAATATGTACCTTGTGTTACATCTAACGTAAATGCTGTTGTGCCTGTTGTTACAATTGAACCTTCACTATACACAGGACCAAGTGCAGTTCTGTTGAAGAACGATAGACAAGTCGCTGCGTGAGTTGCAACATATGGACTCAAATCTATGAATTCAATAAGAGTATTATTCGTTACAACTCTACCTAAAATTATTGTTGATGCTATATCAGGTTCAGTCCCCGATGTAGACAAAATTGAGTTTTCATTGAAAAATAAATAATTGTTCGTGTTTGGTGAAAGTGTTATGTTTGTACTTCCCCAATCTATTCTCTGTATAACGTTTGCATTAATTGAATTTTGGAGATACCCAAATCCAAGTGCGACATTTACCGTTAATCCACTTACGATAGTAATGACTCCTCCTTGAATTAACCCCATTGGACTTCCTTGGAAGATTAAAGTAGATGCGTCAGTATGAGTTCCATCTGCAAATGTTACAGAAAGTTTTCTTGTTATATCGTTTTCACCATCCGCATCGTCCAAAAAGTTCCAATAAAAATCTTCACTTGATGTATTAATTTTTGAATGGTCAGAAATACCTTGATACCTACCTCTTGTTTGTGCATTTAATATATTAAAATCATAAGTTGCAGAACCATGTATCATGGAACCCACAATTCTGAATGTTGGTCCGTTTCCTGTATTTGGAACATATACCGCAGTATCCCAATCTTGAATGTCAAGTGCCGCTGCTTCTACCACAGCACTGTCACTCATCTCTAAACACGTAGAGCCTGTTAGTGATGCACCATCGAATGTACAGACGTACATATTCAAACTTGACCCTGAGCCTGTAACTTTATTACCTACAACGTTATCTGCCGTTGGGAATAGGTAATAGTTTTCCATGTTCACTAAACAACCAACACCGTTACTAGCTTCTACAAGAACACCATAACTATAGACACCATTTATATCAACATACTCACCATAAAACTGTGTATCTTGTGTTGAGGATTTTACCCAAATACCGATGTCAGAGTCGACTATAGAAATTTTATGACATTGTCCAAAATCTCCGATATCATCAGCATAAATTGCCGCGTATCCTGCACCAGCACCTGAAAAACTCAAGAACGAAACTTCGTTACTTACGCCAATTTTTAATATGTGTTGTGATGCCGAGTTAGGAAATAATTCGGTTGTTTGTATATTTGAACCTTGAATGCTTACATAAGGTTTTCCTGTTAAATCTATTTCATTTTCAAAGAATTGTCCTGGTCCTACACTAACTAAAAATCTATTCGTTGCCGATGAACCTGTAATCCAATCGACAGCAGCTTTGACTGATGTAAATTCACCACCTTTCTTAGCAACAGTAATAATTCTCGCATCTTGACCAACAATATATATTGGTGCATCAATTGGAATTTCAGTTTTCAAAAACGTATCACTTCCCTGAATTTTACCTGTTGTACTCGGATTTTCAATTACAACGTCCTTTGTGTTATTTTCAAAATTAAGAGCAATTGCATCTATAGATGGTGCCGAACCTGTGTTAGGTACGTATATACCTGTTGTCCATCTTTGGAAATTGACTGCAGTTAATCTAAGAGAGCCTCCATTTTCAACCCAAAAACCTGTACCAGCCGCTGCACCTACCGCTTTTGTCAAAAGACAACCATTCACAATGAATGCACAACCTGGTTGGTCCGATTTTGCAAAAATTAAACCTGATGTTGTAGTGACACCTCCATTGGTAGATGTAACGTTTCTAAGTTGCATCCTACCAATACCACTTCCATCATTTGTAACATAAAAACCTATAGTAAATGGATACCCACCATACTTTACGTTCGAACACTGCATAATACAGTTTCCACCACCAGTACCCACAGTTTTAGCGTGAGTATAGTTTGCACCGAACCTTACATCTTCAACGTAAGATATTGCATTTAGTTGTGGAGTTGTTGATGATGAATATACTACACACGCAACTCCTGTTCCCGTTGAACCTTGAAGTTGAACATTTGTAACCATTGATTGGTCCGCCATTATTATCAATGACTGATTTGGGTCGTTTGATTCAATTACAGTACTTATGGAACTATCACCAACGATAGCAACGTAAGATTTCATTATTATTTGGTCTTCATAATATTGACCAGCATAAACTCTAACGGTATATGTATTGGCTGAGGTTGCACCTGAAATACTATCAACCGCCTCTTTTACTGAATAGTAATCAACATCGGAACTACCACTCATACCAACCGTAATAATATTTTCAATATTACCAACTGAGCCAGTACCCGCAATAATCCAATTTGAACCGTTACTTATAACTTGTAAACTACCTTCTTCTCGTAAAGTAATAGAAGCTATTCCATCTATAGTTTCAGAACCATCACAGTTTACTGTAATCGTACCCGAACCTGAATTTTTGATTAAGTAATTTTTTCCTACAATATCTACCGCAGTTGGTAGGGTTATTGTAAATGACCCTGATGTTGCATCAACAACATAATCGTCTTCTCCAACAGTATATGTTGAAGTAACTGCAGTATAAGGTACGGTCAAGCTTCCAAGAGATATTAAACCTCTACGAGCAACAAATTGATTTGCCATTCAGAATTTCTTTTTTCACTGTCCAAAAGAAAGATTCTTTCGTATTTATTAACCTATAAATATGTTATGAAAAAGAATTGAAGTAAATTCTTAAAATATAATTCTTGTCCCTACCTTAACTTCCCAAGAACCTGAAGTGATAATTGCGTTCAATCTGATGTTATTACTATTTGTATCAACACTAAAAGAAATATCTTCTGTTGAACCATTCAAATCAGGTGTTGAAACTTCAGTATATGTTGCACCTGTACAATTCCAAGCTGTCATAACATTTCCCGACCTTATTTGATTAGATGAACCTTTAACAAAATATTCAAAGTTTGCAGAAGAACCTGATATACAAGGAATACTTTCTAAAATATGTGTTCCAGTCGTTAATGAAGAGGCAGATGCCGATTCAATCAGAAGGTCACCATTAATTTTAGTATCTCCACTTATAGAAAAAATTTGTGCGTCAAAATCGTAGGTAAGCCCAGATTGAGCAACAATCCCTTCAACTGAACCATCAGAAATTAATACTCTACCAACACCATAATTTTGAACATAGTTTACATTAGAAGTCAATTCAAATGTAAGTGGAGTAGTTCCAGCACTTATTGGATTATTTGTAGTTAAAGTAAAGGTTTTCTGTGAGTAGGTGTTTCCTGAATTTACATAAACTTCAACCCCTGTGAACATGTCTTGTGATGCTGACATATCTGTAGCTCTATACCATGTACCCCCTGTAACAATATAAATTCCATTTTCCTCTCCTAAAGTTTGTTGCCAAACAAGAACTCTATCAAAACTGGACAAAGAAATGCCATCCACAGTTGTAAGACCACTAAGAGATATATCTCCTGTAGTTGCAGCAATACAAGGTTGTTTGAGTGTAGTACCATAAATCTGCGAGTATGTGGATATTCTTGTTGACATATTTTAATAAATAGAATTCATATTTTTTTTAATTTACTTTGAACATTAATCCATAACTGTTGGCAAAGACTGTAGTTGGTCCCGCGTTAGAAGTATTTTGAGCCCAACCAAAACCTAATGTTCCAGAGTTTGTACAATTTATTGAACCCTTAACTTCTATAAAAAATTGTCCAGAGTTTGCACCTACCATAGCAACTGTAGTACCCGCTGTTGTAACTGAATTAGCTCCAACTACAGTCGTTAATCCTATTGTTTTATAAAATCCTGCAAATCTTATTTGACCAGTCCCATTGAAGTTTATGGTAAATTTGAAATCTGCAACATCCGTGGATGTACCCATGATAAAAAACTGAAACTGATAATTACCTCCAGATACTAACGAGAAAAATAATTCAGAATCATTACTTGCTGTTGTATTATTGTTTCTGGTTTCATCCGAAGATTTGATTTTACTCGTAGTCGCAGTCTGAGGAGTAACTCTAGCAACACCTAATTGCGGATTTGAAACAATTGTGTTTACAAAATGTAAGTAATCGATTTCAGTGTAAGAAGTTGTATCTCCTGATACGGTCACTGTAGCAGGTATAACAGTATACCCTAAACTACCATAGAATAATATTCCATCTGTAGGACACGGTGGGTCAGACAAGAATGTAAGTGTGGTACCTGCTATTGTATAATCGACGTTGTAGGTTAATAATACACCGTTTAAGTAAAATAAAAATTCTGAACCAGGTGGTATTGAAGATGAAAGTGTAAATACTCTATTAACACAATCTTTTGTACCTGTAATGTTAATAGAATATAATGGACTAACATCAGGACTTGTTCCTGAAGTTCCGCTACTCCCTGAAGTACCAGAACTTCCAGAGCTTCCACTTGTACCAGAACTACCTGATGAACCAGATGTTCCTGAAGAGCCAGAACTTCCACTAGTTCCTGAACTACCTGATG